TTATCCCTGATATAATATTTTTCTAATATTCACTAATGCTAATTTTGCTTTTTTATAGTTAATATCTTCAGGTAATTTACTTGTTTCAAAAGCCTTATAAATTTTTTCAATAAGCTCTTCACTACGAAAAAGTAATTCCTTGTAACTAAATACTCCTGATTTTATTTTTAATAATTCATCTCGATTATCGCACCAAACTTTTACGTTTCCTTCTTGCGCAATACCTAAGGCGATATAAAGCAATCTGAATGTGTGCATCATATTCTTACTATCATAGCTACGGCCATGCTCAACATTTTGTTGATAACGGGCTTCATTGCGTAACTCTACCCACTGCCAATATTCATGATATTGTTTACAATAAGCACTATAGCCTTCTTTATTAAAGCTTAGATAGGCCTCTAATTTTGCCGATTTAGGAATACTGCTTAGTAATACATCTGTTGCTTTTTCCTTTTTTATTATGCCTTGATAATGACCTAACTTATCATAATAAACGGCATAAAGATCTTGAGCATGAGTTAAATCAACTAACCCAATATGCTCTTGTTGCCAATCATGTATTGCTAACCACTCATTAACTGGAACTGATCTTCCTTGCTCAATAATGTAGCAAAAGTCTAAAATTGTTTTTAATTGTTTATCAACAGGATTAACTATCTTTTTATTTAACCCTTGTGCTTTTTTAATTTGTCCTTGGGCATAACGTACAAAAGTTTGTACACAAGCTTTAGATAAAAACCATTCAGGTTTTAGTTTTGAAATTAATGGGTGTTTATAAATAACAACCTGTTCTGGTGAATTTAGTAACTCTAAAATATTCGGATTTGAAGCACATAATAATTCAACAAAGCGCCCTAATTCATAATAAACGATATCATTGCTTTCGTTACTTACTTGTGGGACATAATCTAACCCATAGAAAAGATCCTTTGGTAAATAGAATACACCTTTAATATCGGTATCTGAGGTTTCAGTTGCAAGGTTGTGTGAACGGCTACCAGAAATACTCTCAAATAACAGGTAAGGCTTTATATCATCGATGGTCAGTTTCATTTAATTTATCCCTAAACCAGTTATTTAATACTTCATTACTAGGTACATCTCTTTTAGCAAATTTGACATCTGTTGCTTGCCATAAAAAGCTGATAAGTTGTTGCATATCTTCTGGTGGTAACCACGTAAAATGTTCGTCTTTATCCGATTTAAACTCAACTAATTGATTAATTCTAACCTGCTGTTCTTCAGTTAGGATTTTTATTAACTTATTAAGTTTCATTGGTGGTATTTCACCTGTTTTTACTGTCCAATATGCTGATAAAAGTGAACGTAATAAATAAAACCACTTTTTTAGTTTTATCGTATTATTGGTAATCTCTCCGGTTGTTTTCGCAATACCTCGATAATGATGTACAATAACTTTGGGCTGATAATAAAGTTTGGCTAATTCAAAAAGCTCTTGTTGTACATTGGGATATTGCTGATAAACAATAGGTGATTGTAACCATTCTAATAAGATACAATTAGATTTTCTTAATAAATGTAGCGCTTTAGTAATATCCCATGCACCAACATCAAACCAACTATTTTCAATCCATTCAAATGTCTCTTTAGGCTTATCTATTGAAAGATAAGCATTACGTGGTTGTATAAAGATACCTCGAACATCATAATCGCTATCTGTTGATGCAAAACCCCAAGCACGACTACCACTTTCTGCAACATAGAGTAGTTTTACCTGATACTCTTGTTCAATTTGTGGTAACTTTTTTAAAATCTCATTATGCATGATTTCCTTATCTCCTATTTTTATTATTTTTTAATTAACTTAGGTTTTTAACATACTCATTATCGCTTATACAACAAGAATAAAATGGCATTTTTCATCATGGTTTTTCTACAATCTATTAATTGCTCTTTTGTTACGAAAAAATAAATATTTTCTTTTAACTCAATATGCTATATACATTTTCTTAGTACAGAATATTTTTATCTTTCAATAACGAACAATATATTATGCCTATCATTTACACAGCAGGGTTAAGCTACTTGGAAATTAAAGCTCTTGAGTCTTCCTATTCAATCTCATTTCCCGATGACTACAAGCTTTTTTTAGCATACTACAACGGTTATAGGGTCTCATCACCTGATTATTGTGATTTACCTTGTAACAAAGTTGATGATGGTTTTATTGCTTTTGATGTTCTCTTTGGTTCAAAAATAACAAACGACAATTTTTGTTTAGAACATATCAATAACGAGTTTTTAGAGGAAATTACACATATTTCAAATTCGTTTTTAATTGGTGAAGACCCTGGTGGTAATTTTTATCTTTTAATTACTCAAGGTAAACAAAAAGGCATTTATTATTGGGATCGCACAGGCATCCATGCTGAGGATAAAATGCAAGAATATGCCTATCAAGGTGTTGATAGTTATGGTAATATTTATAAAATTTATAATTCCTTTACTGATTTTTTTAACGAGATATCAATAATTGTAGGTGATAAAGAAAAGATTTTCAGTTTGGTGTTATGAGCTTATTTAAAAATTGCATATAAAAAAACAACTAATAACTAACAACTGATAACTGATAACTGATAACTGATAACTGATAACTGATAACTGATAAAAAAGTAAAGTTATTATTTTTAAATAATAACTATCTATTTTTATTTATTATTTATTATTTATTATTTATTATTTATTATTTATTATTTATTATTTATTATTTATTATTTATTATTTATACAGAATATAAATAAAAACAAGCATGAGTATATAGACTTACTAAATTCATACTAAATATTTTATAAGCATCTGTTTTTAAATGGTTAATATTAATTAAAACTTTAATTTTGATCAAGATTTTAAAATTCATTTCATTTTGTCTATTTTTAATATAATTCATTATTTAATAAATATTTCCATGTGAATTGTTTTACTATCTGAACCAATAAAAACGACTATTTACATAAAGAATACAAAATGGTTAAAATATTTATTAATAAATGTAACGTTAACTATATTAATCTTTTATTAATAAGCTAAAAAATGAATTATAAAAATTTATATAGTACAGAGTTAAATAACCCGAATACAAATTTTTTCATCTTGGATACAAGAGGTAGTCGTGCCGTACACGATGATGTAGATTTTGTAAGGTATTCCTAGAGAACTAGTAAATTTGGATTAGTTAAACCTGGTGATTTATTTATATATCGCCGTCCAGGTAAAGCTTCCGAAACAGGAAAATTTTATTTTTTTGGAGCAGGAAAAATAGAAGATATCACTCCATCTCTAGATATTAGTAAAAAAATAATGATAAAACTAGTGTAAATGGAACTATCACTAAACCTTATCCATTCATTAATAATATTCATCCTGAAGAACTCGAAAAATTTAATTGGCACTTCAAGAAAAAACAACAAGGATCGTGGGGAAATTTTTTTAACCAATATGGAATGAACAAAATTGCTAAAGAAGATTTTGTATCTTTAATGCAGCTAGCGACAGACGATATTAAAATTGATTATGATAATAACGCTGCAACAGAAGCACTTCAAAATATTCAAACTAAAAACTACTATGTTGATGATATAAAAAGTGAAAGTACCCGTCGTTCAAAACAAATTGTATTTTCCAATACCGTTAAAAATAATTATAGAAACAAATGTGCAGTTTGCGGAATTAATACAAAAACATTATTGATTGGTTCACATATAATTCCATGGGCGACCAGAAAAGATATTAGATTAGATCCCACAAATGGTATTTCTCTTTGTGTAATGCACGATAAATTATTCGATGCAGGCTATATTACTTTTGACTCTCAGCTTAAAATTATAGTTACTGAAATAGTAAACAATGATCCATCATTGAAAAAAATTACCGACCTGATTAAAGGAGATAAACTTTGCAAACCAAAAAGTTTTTCGCCGAATCAAGAGTATTTGGAATATTACAGAAAAAAAATATTTGAAAAATTTAATGGTTAACTACTATTAATTGTCTTTTCAATTAAAATCATATGTTAGAAAAAAAGCCACCAGTAACTTACTGATGGCTATTGGTTTTTTAACCTTTATCAACTATTGCTGATAAAAGGTATTTTATTCCCACTCAATTATATTCTAGTGATTTAACTCACTGATAAATATTAATTATATTAAAATTAGATATCACTAACACCGTCACCGATACCGTCATTATGAAATCTGTCTACTTTTTCATCGGTAAGAATTGAGGAGTTTTTCCTTTGCTCCCAGCTCTGAAATACAAAGGTTGAGTGTTCTGGTATTTTCATCTGCACGCTGAGCTTCACGCCCATATCGTTCAAGTGTTTCTCGTAGTTGTCGAGAAAGTTCACTGGCTTTGGCTTTCTCAACTCGGCAGGTATTGGCGTTATCGGTACTTGCAACTTCTGTTTGCGTGGTACTGGTTGAGAGCTGCATCCTGTCAAAGTGATTAAGAACACGATCAAGCAAAGCATCTGTGCGTATCGTATCATGCTGTTGTGCGTCATGATATATCTCCAACCTATTCTGCTGCTCATTGTCTGCGTGTTTACGCAGTTCAATATTTGTGGCCACATCCTTTTCATCTAATTGATTACCTGCAATCTGTTTATTCATTGATCGGTTATCAAAATAAATACCGCCAGCAACAAAGCCAGCGGTAAAGGAAACAGCCAAAGCAATTAACGCTATGACGGTTTTATTCATTAACGAACCCCATTGTGCTCTAATGAAAAATGATTGCCGTCAGGACGAGTTTTAAAACGACCGCCCCAACTTCCGCCCAATGATTCCCAATACTCACCCAGTTCTTTATAGTCGCTGGTGGCTGTAAGGTATTTGCCGTTAGCATCAAATAGGTTGAAATCAACTGCTAAACGTTGAGTGTGAAGACTGTTGCTAATACCGGACCCTTTCTTTGCATTTAATTTAGCTTGTTCTTCTGTACGATAAGCCTCACCAAACGTCAATTTATATCCTTTCTGCTGAGCAAAGGTGATCAGATTTGCAACCATACCTGTAAACGTATTTTGTTTATCAACTAATGACATATTCACCCCTTTATAAACTTGATGACATTGCCTTTACTGACCATCAATGTTGTGCAGATCAGGATATTGGCAAAGATGTTGTAGATATCAGCGTGATAACTAGGATCGAAGTAAGCGCGAATAGGTACGCTTGAAGAGTAAGCAAGAATGAGGAAAGCTAACCATCCACCTTTTTTACAGTGTTGTCTGCCGTCACGTTTAAAATAGAACACACGTAGAAATATGACGGTACAGATGATGGCATTAACAATAGTGAGCAATGTTTCGCATTTCATTGTTGCCCTCCTTGTTTCGGTATATCAGCCCTTCCATATGCTTTTACGCTTAACTTAACCACAAGCAAAGCGGAAACAAAAGCACCTACGGCATCGATATGTTCGATTTCGTATTGCTCCGGTTTCACACCGAAAAGACCAGTAACAGAAATAAAGATAGTTGCTGCGGGGCTAAAGAATATAAGACCACAAACGAAGCTTAGAAAAGCTAATACCGATCTACGTTTAAAGCTATATTCAGTAGCAGCAGTGGTAAAGAAGATGGCTCCCAACAGTGAACCCATAACAACTTCTGCTGGAAGCCCTGCGAAGTAACCAAGAAAAGCAGTAGTGCCGATCCCAGCTTTTGTGTAGACATCTTCTTGCATGAGTGTAGTACCAGTGATTAATGAATAATCATGATACTACATAACCATAAAGATAGACAAAAATGCTTTTTAGAATAATATAAGTAATAAATTAAATTATAAACAATGGTAATAATAACAACTAAAACATTTTAAATATAAGTTAAATTGCTTAATGCATTGCCTTATATTAAATTTATGAATAAAATGCATTTACTATTATTAGTGGGTAGAGCTATACGCTTATAAAAAAATAATAAGCGCTGGCGAAAATATAAACATAATTTTTATTTTTTGTATTCTGGATGAATAATGTTAAATAGAATCTTAGACAAAAACAATATAATAACAATAGCTTTATCAATAATAATTTCGGTTATATCATACTATGGCATGGGATTTAGTGAAGTTTCTTGGAAATTAATAATTTCAATATTATTAGTTTATATAACAAGCAAAAATAAATTGACAATAATATTGTCATCAGTATCTCTTTTCATACTATCATTTTATTTTTATACTGGTTTCATATATGGATTCCCCAATATAGGTTATATAGCATCATTGTTTGAAACAAATCTAATGGAAGCTTATGAGTTTATTCTTGGGATAAAATATGAACATATTTTGATTTATTTTATTTTTTATTTATCAATAATTTTAAACCTGATAAATTGTTACAAATTTAATAAAAACTCAAACCTATTTATCATATTATTAATATCAGCACCGCTAATTTACACATCACCATATTATTTATTTTCAAAACAAACAGCTAAAACAATAAAACAGTATTACTTACATAAAGATAGTTTTATAGAATCATTAAATAAAAAACCATCATGGGAAATATATGAAGATGAAAATAAAGATAAAGATTTAATTGTAATTATTGGTGAAAGTGTAAGAAAAGACTTTATGTCATTATATGGTTTTAAGCATAAAAATACACCGTTCCTTGAATCAGCAAATGGATATTTCATTGATGGATATATATCCACTGCACCAAATACATCTCATTCATTACAACGAACTCTTGCTAAAGTAGATCATTCAAATATAAAAGAAGAAGACAACGTAGTAACTTTAGCGAATGCTGCTGGATTTGATACCTTTTGGATATCAAATCAAGGATTTACTGGTTACTATGATACTCCAATTACAAGAATAGCGCTAAGAAGTAAACATCCATATTTTTTAAAAGATGGTGACTATGGAGATAAGAATATAGATGATTTAGAATTAATTAATATTTTAAATCTTGTATTGAAAGATAATAAAAAAAGAAAAGTTATATTCATTCATATGATGGGTTCTCATCCACAAACATGTTATAGATTACATGGATTCCCGCTAATTAAATATGGTAACAGTGAGGACTTAGATTGTTATATAGCAACTATTGCAAAGCTTGATTCCTTCATAGAAAACATAAAATCAACACTTGATAATTATCCTAGAGACTACTCTATTGTCTACTTTTCAGATCATGGAACTCAAATTAGAGAAGATGGAACACCAGTTGTCGGTTCCAAATTTAAGCAAAATTATGAAGTTCCATTTTTTATTATAAATAGAACAGATAACTCTCATGTTAATATAAATAAAAATATAAGTGCCTATAATTTCATAGATATATATGAAAATATATTAGGAATAAAAACAAAAAAAGATAGTGAATATTTTGATATATTAGAAATGAATAACAATAATGATGTTGAAGTTTTTAACTGGAAAGAAATGATTAAATTCAATAGTTTGAAAGATCAACCGGCTAATGATGTAACAAAATAATAAAAAATCATCAAAAGGCTACTAAATAGTTTTAGTAGCCTTAACAATTACTTATATAAAAATATAATGCCATCTAATCTGACATTATTACTTCATCTATTGTCACTTTAAACCAGTCTGATTTTTTTCCTGAATTTTTTCCTGAATGCCTAAAATAACGTATAGACCGAGCTAAATTGAAGCTGTCGTACTGTTCAGTAACATATAATTTAAATCCAATCTGCGGAATGCGTGATATTGTGTAAGGCACTAAAGGGCTATCAGTAGATAATACTTTGTTAGTTATTTTTGTTTCTACATTAACAAACATATTATCATCATGAATACTATTAGTGAACTTTGCAATATTTGTCGCTTCTAATTGTATACCTTTGCTATGCCTATCAAAGTAATTTCCTTTAAACTCGTTCCATTTTGATTCATTACCTTGTAATTGGATTGCAGTGGTAGCTCCATCACCAATAATTCGACATTTTGAAATGATAGAGTACGACATGTGCCATAGTTGAATATATTTAGCCACGCATTTATCTAAATGAATCCGATTCATGACACCTTCATTTTGATAGATACTAATATAAGAATCAGTATTGATACGGATGTATGAATCTTCCATTAGTGAACTAATAGAAACAGAACCCGTGCCTTTAACCATAATAGTAATATTACTTTTTGTTTGGCCACGGCTAGTTGTTGTATGAATACTGAGCATTCTCTCTTTTGCTAAAATAGGTATTTTTTCTGCATCTATTGCATACTCATCACAGTCACGAATAACAATAGCACCCCATGTTAAATCGCTTACACCTAACGACGCAGAGAACTTTATATATGGATCTTCAATATGGAAATATTGACTTCGCTCGCCATGTATACCAGCAACTGACTGATTAATTAGAGAGGGTCTTATCACTTGTGCATGTTGCGCACCATAATAAATGCATACTCCATATCGTCCGCTATTAAACGTGTCATCAATAGATTTACAATCAATGCACTTAGCTCCAATATAGAAACCAGATAACGTTGTTTCATCTTTATCTAAATAATAATGGTTTCTAACACTATTAATCCGACGGCAACCTGCAAATGTTACATATTGAGCATCTGATACAAGACCACCATAAAAAACACAGTTACTAGCAAGACAATCCGTTGTACCATAATTCAGTGAAATAGAATAACCTTTCACCGGATTATTAAACTTACAGTAGTACCAGTAAATATTAGTTGAGTTATTAAATCTAATTCCACCACTACCGAATGTAAACTCAGTTCCATACCAAATAACATCTGATATGCCCCAATGAGCAAACATATAATTCCCTTTATCTTTACTTGTAATATGTCCATTATAAAATTTTGTTGTTTTCCCATTAATTAATGTAACAAATGAAGATTTATCCAATGTAAATTCAAGCTGTGATCGTAATGTAACGTCATTACCTGATATCGACTCAACACGATAAATATCCGCAGTGTAGCCTAATTCTTTAGGGTCGGTTGAATATTGATCATACCATGCTTGTGATTGATTATAAGGACGATAGACTTTAATAAATTTAGTGTCATTAGGTATAGCATCTTGTAGTTTTATTACTGTTGAAGTACCAACATCACTGGGATTTACAAGATATTTTTTATCAGCCTCAAATTTAATGCTATCTACTTCCATGCAGTGCAACTCTGAATTTTTACCAAATTTAAAAATAGTTCCTTTTGGTATTGTAATGTCAGAAACGCTAATTCTGATTCCATCAGGAACAATAACTGAACCAGAATTAATTGCATCTTGTAATTTTAACGATTCATCACTACCATCACCTTTCACACCATAATCTATTACTGATTTGATTTCTTTTAACTTTTCATCGACTGTTGTTTGACCAAATCCAATTAATTTGGAGCCTGTGGGTTTTGCTAATTCAATTAACACATCAGAAGCCGATCCACTCTCAGGTAAAACTGTTATTGGTTGACCTTTATCATCAAACGCTAAAATTTTATTGGCGCGTTGTTCAGTATTTGGTAACGCATTAATAGGCTTATCCTTTACCCTTAAGGTCTTACTATCAATATCTTTAATACTGTTATCAACATAGTCTTTATTGGCACTATCAGTACCTAACTTTGGCGGTGCCAAATTAGCAATACGATTACCTTTTGCATCGTAATAGTTCGATAAATAAGTAGGTTTACGCAGACTCAACGAGAAAGTACCTAATGCTTTTTGAATTAACATCGTTAGATAATCAAAAGCATCTTCATGTACTTCTGCAAAGAATTTCCCCTGATTACGTAAGTCAGTTTCTTGTACAACGGGTAAATCACGTTCTAATAATATCTTCCAGCCTTGAGCTAAAGGTTTATTTAAAACCACCTTGCCGCCATGAAAAGAACCGGCTCCAACAATAGTGTAATCAGTACCATTCTTTAATGTTGTTTCATTTCCCTCACTGTCAGCAACCACAACAATCAAATGCTTGCTTTCAAAGATACGGAAGCGGAAATCAAAATCCGTTGTTACGCCATTACCTACATACTCTTCATGGCTTAGTTCAGTAGATACCGTCATTGCTCATCTCCTCTGGTGTTGATGAGGATATGATACGTTTAACTACAAAATATATCCATATTTGCAATAATGGTTATCAAATAGAAAATTAAATTAACCATTTAGATGAACATTTTAATACATTTACATTATTATAGCTTGCGTAATTATTTTCATTAGTAAGGACTTTAGCAATGGAAAAGAAGTATAAATACCCTGCACCAGCTAACTATCCAGATGTAGTGAATACCGATGAAGGGATTGAAAAGTTAATTGCAAAATCAAACCTTGAAGCGCTTTTAACAAAGATGGGAGAAGATGGTCATGATATATCAGCTCCGCTTGTAGAACTGATAGCAATGAGAAACTTTATAGTTCAAAAGATGAGAGGCAATAAAAATATAATACCGTTAGTGGAATGTATTTTAGCTGAATTAAAGAAATGAGAACAATGCACCGCTTAAGCGGTGCTATTTATATATTTCGTTAATAAAATCACTTTTTGATTCTTTATATTTTTTACCAAAAAGACTTTTACAAGCATCATCCATTACCAGCTCTACTTTTTTAAGCTTATCTTTGCAGTGAAAAAAGTACAAACATAAACCTATTGTCGCAAAAACAAATAATACGGTTTCGCCATGTGGAAATAGAAAACTCATAAACATACCAAAAATACAGACAATAAGAATATATTTTGCTGTATTATAATTAAGCATTGCATCATCATAATCTTTCTGTAATTTTAATAACTTATCTTTATTCCACATGGCGTTTTCTCTACTTCATCTGCTCCTCAACCTGATTTAATAATGGTGACAAATAAAACAAGTTTTGGAAAGGTAATAGTTTGCGTACAGATCGCACTTCTCTATCATCAAACTCACCATTTAATACACCTGATGTAATGTTTTTAATATCACCACCAAGGTCAAATGTAGGACCTAATAAGGCACCAATCCCATTACGACTTTGATAACGTGATGCTGGTGGACCACCAAACATGGCACTCATACCATAAGTACCACCGCTCAGGTTTTCCAATACGTTGTTAGGCTCACCTAACCAGCCCATCATTCCTGACCAGTCTAAACCCTCTTTTACTAAATTAGCCGGTTCGGTATTAATATCTCGTCCTGCCATTTTGGCCTTGAGAACATAGACTAGGGATCCAAGTGCTACCTGAAGTAATGCCCCATAATAAAATGATGCATCACCCGATTGTATGCCTGAGACCAGCGCTCTATTGTGAGTAGCAAAGAAGAAGGTTTTAAACTGCATAACTATCTTACCTAGTTCACTGCTCATCATTAATGGTGTATCACCAATGCCCGGTGTGATAACCGTGGTTCTTACGTCTTTTAATACTGCCGCTTGGAAAGTTTCACGCACAACACGATCATCCCATAAGTGGCTATGTCCTGTTAACATGCCGTCTAAGTCTTCACCGTGTCGCTTAAACTGATCTGCTATACGCTTTAGCATTGATTCATCGATACCAATATGAGCCAGCTTCTTTATTTCTTGTTTACTTAGCGTACCACCAGCATCTAAAGTATTTGCCGCTCTAAGTACCTTAGATTGAGTAATAACACCAGACCACATTTTCATAGTATCGGTGTATTGATTCATCAACGTAAGGTTGCCAAATTTCTGTGATGACCATTGTAACCCACGTTCTAAATAACTACGTCTGCTATATGGATCATTAAGGTCAGCAATCACCTTAGAACGACTGGATAATACATATTCAAGACCAATACCCATTTCACGTAAATCAGCTTTAGCAATACGCATAGCACCGATATCAGTTAGCATCTTACCCAATGGTTTTAACGCACTACGTAAACCGTGTTGCATAATCGGACGAGCCATATCAGGTAATGATGATATTGTCATGCCACCCAATAAACGTAAGAAGTTAACGTGACGAGCCACACGACCGGCACGAACAAAGAAACTAGAGGGATCTTTAGGTGCGCCATAAGTTCCTAATAGACGATCACGCATAGCACGAATATCACGTAAATCAGCCTCTCTTCTCGCTTCTAATCGGCTACGTTCTTTAGGTGTGGTTGCATCAGCAATAAGATGGTTGTATTCCTCTGTAATCGCTTTGATTTGATTATCCATATCAACACGACCAAATTTAGCCGTGAGTTCAATTTCAGGCGCGACTTGGCGAATATAGTTTTCCATTACATAGTTAACATCTGATTCGAGATAGTCTTTAATGCGTTCATCAGGAATGTTTAGGGTTCTATCTTTTGTAAAACCAGCACGTTTAACTAACCCATCGGGGATCAGTTCACTGGGTACAATGCCTGACGGTGCCCCGATAATTTTATTAACGATATCATCTGCTGCGGCATCTAACTCTTCACGCTCTAAAGGTGTCATGCGATTTAATGCCGATTGTCTAATTCTGTCATGACGAGTTAATGAATTCGCAGTTCGTGTTAAACGACGATGTTCATTTCTAAACTTGCGAGGGTTATCAAGAATATCTACGCTACGTTGTAACGCAGGCAATTTATTCTCAGCATCATTAATACGCTGTAATTTTCTTTGTAATGTTGCTTGTCTTCTTGTTTGTGTTTTATTTAATTTAGCAAGATTAGAAAGTGAATTTAACTCAACTTCTACCGCACTCTTTTCATTAATGATTTTTTGGTATTTATTAATATCATCCATCAACAAGGATTTTTTACCTGACCAACTCTCAGCCTCTTTAATTTCAAGCCCTAAACGTTCAGCTTGTGGTGAAGCGTTACGTGCTTTATCAATACCAATTTCAGCACGATCAAGACTACCTTTGGCTTTATTTATCGAGGTTTGATTAATCTCTTCTAACCAGTCAGCAATGATTTTCTTAAACTCAGTACGATCATTTAAAATTTTGTCGAATTTATAAATACGAGGGAAGTAGCTTTGTGCTGTTGTCACCTTTACACCTTCACGTAAGATCCCTAATTCAACCATTCTATCTTTGGTTGCTTCGACAATAGGTCTAATAGAACGTGCCGCCTCTGTAATTTGTGGTATCGCATGAGTATCACCATTGCGCATAGCGTCACCAACAGCTTCACTAAATTGGTAATAGCTCATATCACGGCCACCAGATTGACGATACTGTTTAAAGTGATCTTTCGTCGATTCTACTTGCTTATAAACAAGTGTTTCATAACCTCTCACTTTTGTTTCAACAGCGGTAAATGTCGCAATACCTTCTTCATTTTTAGCAAAGGTAAAGTTATTTTCTGTAAGTTGTTGGTTAATTTGGCGCGCTGTTTTAGAAGGTGATTGAGCAACACGGCCAACAGGGCTAACCATCATTGTTCTATTAACAAAAGAGGGCCCTTTTAGTGTCTCTTGTTCAAGTGTGGTATTAGCAACTTCCGCAGCACCAATGCTTCGATCACCAGATTGATTGGCTGGTGGATTATTACTTGGTTGAGGCTCAATAATGTCATTTCTAACTTTATTAATTAACTCACCTCGATTTCTAACTAATTGCGCAGCTGAACCTAAGGTTCCACCGATCATGGCATCCAGCGTAACGTTAATCGCACTCTCAGTTAATGTTCGTGTTTCTTGGGTACTATGTAATGCCATTTCAGAAGCTACGCCACCAGCAGTATTTGCCAATGCAAACTTACCTGCGGTTGCACCAACACTACCGCCTTTTACTATTGCCCCACCCGGTATCATCATTGCAGCAACATTAATTGGATCAATAACCCCCATTGCTATGCTACTCACAATACCGGCACCGCCTGAATCCATTAATTGCTGTCTGTCGTTCTTCTCACGATCAATGCGTTGTTTTATTGCTGCGGTTTCTTGAGGAGAGTTTGAATGAATAAAGGCATCGGCATAGTCTTCATAACCTGAAAGCGTTAATTCATCTTCAAATGGGTTATAACCTTCTACATCTTCAAATTGATTAAAAGGTGCAGTAGCAATCAAGCTACCCACTGAGTTATCGATACGAAACGCCGCATCACGTAATTCTTTAGTTTGCCGTCTATCATCAAGCGGATTAATAGGGTCATACCAAGACGGTGAAACATTATCACCATAAGTAGGTTCTGTTTGCTGAACAGCATTAATATCCGCAGATAAAACATCATCAGGTTGTTGTTCGTAAATAGGCATCAGTCTTTATCCCAAGAAAAATAATTATTGAATTTATTTACTCGCTCATTGTGAGCTTCTTTATATTGCTCACGGATACTTTGACGACGTTCATCAAATTCTGAGCGCGATTTATCCAATGCTTCTTCTCGTTCCCTTTTATCCTGAGCTTCCTTAACGCTTTGCTGGCGTTTTTCCATTACCTCTTTATACATTGGTGATGATGACTGTTCTGGTTTAAAGCGAATAGGTAAACCGTTATCTCCCGTGTATGGGCGATAAATAGGGATATCATCACTACCGGTTTGTTTTATCATTATGCCGTAGCTGTAATCTCTGGGAGTCACTGCATCAGAGACAATAACGATTTCAGTGCCAGAAGAAGCGCCACCAAATGACTTAGACATTAATTGCTTTTTCTCTTCTTCCCATTGTCCAGCGATCCAGTTGCCAGCACCTGATTCATTAATACCGTATACGGCTTCGGGTGCATAACGCATAACCTCTTCACTGCCATTGATATTAGATACCGCCCACGTTCTTTTAATTTGAGCGTTGGTCATTTTCTTGGCTAGTTCTGCGTCACCGCCTGTTTCAGCAAAGTTAGCGTCATACAGTGTTTGATAGTCACGTAAGTAAGCGCCATTTTGAGTACCAGGCTTACTAACGCTTGGTGAAGAAAATGGTTTATACCAAGGGTAAAAATCATTGATATTAGATTGCGCTGCTTTATCTCTATCCTTGATATATCCTTTATCCCTGATTTGAGAAGCGATCATTTGCTTAGTGCGTTCATCTTGTTCAAATGTCGTCTTAAATGCAGTTTCTACCGCTTTCTCATCAGGCATACCAGCTCGACTTAAACTATATACTTTTGAGTAATACGCCATTGTGCTTGATGGAATATCAGTCGCTGATGCCGGATTGTTATCAAATATCTGCCCATACATTTTCGCGATAGGAAGAACAACTTCAGGATCTTTAGACGTTGCCCCCATATTCAATACAGACTTAACTTGTGATGGGATAATCCCTGTTCTTGCTGTAAGTTCAGCAACGGCATTTAAGCTATTATCATCACGTAAATTAAAGCTCTGCTGAATATGTTGTTCAAAGTAATCATCTGCTGCCTGCTGATTATTCTTATCATTAGGATCAAGCGGAAAGTTATTTTGTATTGAAAGTTGTAATCGGTTAGCAGCAAACTGCTTATCTTGTTCCTTGATATTACCTTCAACGAACTTACCAAATTTCTCCCAACGTTGAATTTTGCTTTCGTAGTTTGCTTCGCCCGTTTGTGGTCTGATTTGAGATAACAAAGCCTGCTGTGCTTGTGGAGACATCTCTTTAGCTGCTGACATAAAACCAGCATAACGCTTAGCTTCTTGCATATCGGCAGACATAGCAGAACCTTTGTCATAGCCAAACGCAGAGATTAACTCATCATGAGTAGGCGCATTAGGTGCATCAAGTCCTCTTTCCCATGCTGCGTAAGAGTCAGCTACACGAGTACCGAATTGTTGCTGTAACTCACCTTGTTTTTGCTTACGTAACTGTTCTGCTTGTCGTAAATATTTTGCTTGGTCAGCTTCATCTAAGGCATCGAAAGCGGCAGATCCAGTTAATAGTTTTGGTGCTTCAGATGTCGCTTGTAACTCAACAAAACCAAGTGCTGACTGTATGCCTGTTGCTATCTGCTCATCAGTGTAATTAACACGGTTACGCCCATTCTCTTTATACATTATCGCTGTCGATAAATGCGTTAAGGTATCTAAATTCGTTAAGTCTAATGGCTGATTAGGTGCAACACCGAGGTAATCAGATACATACTCAATGTATGCCTGAGTATCATTATTATCTTCTGGTGGCGCCCAACGATTAATGATCTGCTCTGGTGTAACAAACCCTTGTCGAGCATAAGAAAGTAGATTTTTACCTAATGCTCTAATTCCGTGCTCAGGTGTGGCAAACTTAGCAAATGCACCATCATCACCGGTTTGCCCTACCCATTTATTGCTAGATAGTCGAATATTACCGGGGTTATTGTTTCTAACGCCTCTTGTATTATTATTTGATGCATCATTGGTTGGTTCTCTACTTACAGTACCAAGGCTTGAAGGTTCTCCATTTCGTTCTAAGAACCCCATATAATCAGCACCGAGTTGATTTTCAATCGCTTTACGAGCAGTTGCCACTTTGAATTCTTGTTTCTTGGCGAGGATCTGCTCTTCACCCCAACCGTGTGATAATCCAAACTCTTCTATTTGCTGAAACACTTGTTTATGTGCAGAGATATAAGCCTGATTATCTCCGTACATTGATGCGGCAGACTCTGCATTTAATGTTAGCGTTGATTGAAACTGATCTTGTTCATAAGCTTTGATTTGCCCCATCTCATGACGATTCGCTTGTGATGCAAACTGAACACCCATTTCTTGCGCTTGTTGCATAAAGCTTTGTCGAACAATATCGTCAGGTAATGTTGATGATATTTCACCAGCATAATCACGAAATGACTGCTCATACTCAGACGCTTTACCAATCGCATTTTTACCTTGTTGAGAAAGTAATCCATTTTGTGGATCGGTCATCAGTTCGTTGGCTTTCTGTCGTAGCTGTAATGCGGCATCTTGCGCCAGTGCAACATTGGCTCTTTGTTTTGCTTCTGCAAATAAACCAACATATTGCTCACCAACACGACCAAAGCCCGCGCCAAAAGCATCTGGTGATGATTGAACAGAAAACCCATTATTTGGTAACTGCTCAGGCATAACCGTTCTATTATCGTATGTAGGAACCTTTGGCATAATTAAAATCCTTTTGGTGCTTTAGCAAATGTCTTACCAGCTTTCGCAGCACCTGAGCCACCACCACCGAATGGACTCCATGTACCACCAGCCAACTGATACGCGCCATAAGCTTGAATAGGTGCTGTTAATAACGTTGTCATTGCACCCATATTGCCTGAACGTCTTGCCATTTTTGCATTAAGGCGATCATTCTCAGCTTGCATACGATAGCCATACGCTTCACGAGAAGCGTTATTGACCATAGTTAACGCATCAAGCTCACCCATTGCAGCAGTATCACCCAAAATATCTAAAGCACCTGCAGTACTTAAATCAATGCCACTGGCTGACATTGTTGCCGCCTGTGTGCCGGCTAATTGGCGAGTACGTCTACGCTGTTCTTGTGCCTGAGCGTTTCCTTTATTAATTGCATCAAGCGCAGCATCTTCATTAATTTTGGCGTTTTGATTGGCCACTGATGCTTGAAATTTACCATCGGTATATTGTCCGTATGCTTGCAATGCAGAAGTACCAATCACTGCAGCCGCTAATGTTGTTGGTTCACACATTATTTAGCCCTCAATGTAAAACGATGGAAAGGTAACTGAAGTAAACCTGCTGGCTTTGCTTCTTCAATCTGAAACCCCAACCAATGGAGCCAAGCCTTAGCAATATGATTACGTTCATCGACATAATTCATCAGTGTTGGGTATTGCCCTAACATCTGTTTTAAAATGGGTTTACAGCGCCGTAGAAAGGCTTTCTGGTGTTGCTCTAATAAATCAGTCCCCACTAGCCAAGGGACACCTAAGCCAGTAAGTAATGAGCCAGAAGCAACACCAAAAATAGTCACGACTTCATCATTAATAATGCCGGCATAAGCTTTAGTAGAAACAGATAAGCCATGCCGTAATACCTGTTCAGGTGTTTGCATTGACATAGCGTAGAACTCATCAACATCAGCTTGTCTTACATGTGGCAATAAACGAACAATATGTTCATGAGTGGCAGGAGTAATTTGTACATGATGTTTTTTCATATCAGAATCCACCAGCATCAATACGCGGAATAACAGAGAGCACCGCTAACGGTAAAGGATCAACCTGTCTAATAAAGACACGTCCGTTTTTGCTCCAATCTGCATCTAAATTAATTTCAACAATGCCTGTGGCATCATCAACAGGATTGTCGTAAAACTCGAATTGACGTTGAGGATACTCATATAGCCGTTCTTTTTCAGTACCAGCCCAAATACCCCTACTACTATTTACAATTAAGCTGGCAACCTTAATAAGTTTCTTCTTATCAAGTAATGTTTCTTGCCCATTGATATGGATATCAAGCGTTTCTAATTCACTGGTAATAGGTAGTCCGATATGTACTACGGCTGATGGTGTATCAATTTCCACTGCACCATTGGTGACAATAGCCTGTGGTGAAACGTTAGCGTCAGAAAGAATATTAACCGTCTTACCTTCAAGATGATTTAAGCCAGCAAAGAGATAGCGGGCAATGCTCCATTCAGTAGTGGGCGTATTTTGTAATGCTGGTGGAATATTGCGATTAGCAGAAATAACCACTTGATTTGCAGATACATATTGAACAATCTTACAGCGAAGCTCTTTGTGTTCATTATCTTCAAAATAAGGAATATTGACGGCACTACCAATATCAGAAGCACTAAAGACCGGATCACCTGAAATCACTAATGGATAGTTTTCTTGATAGTTCCACTCACCCGAACCGCCAGTGATGGTTGCTGTTTTTACATCATCAGTATTTCTACCGTCATAACTTAAGCCAGAATCCACAAAGAAAGCATCTTCTGTACGAATAAATAAACGGCTAGCCAAGCGCTCTACATACCGAACCTGTTTGCCGTTTACTGTACGCTGAACAATAAAATAGGCTGAATCTTCATTGCCTTCACTGATCGAACACGTTGACTCAAATTTCCCTTCTGTCGATTGTGGCGCCCATGCAAAAACTTGTTGTTCTCTTAAATAGGTTAAAGCCAGCATTAACCCATCGTCACGTATGCACCATGCAATAGAATATGGAACCGTAGTAAACGACCAATCAACAATGCGGTGACGTTGAAATAGGTGATTTGCCAACATAGTTAAGTCAGTGCCTTGATACCCATCAACATCAAAGGAGTACGATAAATCACGCACAGCACTACCTTTCTCTTGTATATAAAGCGCAATGTTCGCAACAGAGATTGGCGGTAAATCACTTGAACCGTTAGCACCTTGTGATGACATTGAAAAACTGGAAGGTGTAAGTACTTTGTTCTGATCGCCTGTGATTTGATATTCACCGCCAGATGTCAATGCCACCAGCGAACCTACATCAATCAAATGGCGAATTTCATTAACTTGACGACCTGCATACGTGTAGATAATGCGATCATCATCTTGAATAGGATTGTTGCGCCCAAAGTCTTTATAGTCACCGCTACGACTGGCCCATATCGTTTGTGGGTAGGCTCGAGAGCCAGCAAAGAATAAACGTTGTTGATAATAAACAACAGTGCTTGGATAACCATCAACATCATTCCACACTGCACGCGCCCATTTATGGCTGGCGTTGTCTTCACCAACGGCATTGGATGGAATATAAGAGATCACCTTTCCTGTGGCTGTTTTACCATCTTCACTTACAGTTTCAATTTTTACGATACCAAAACCACTATGCAGATATTCCCACTGGATCCCTGTATCACCACCCCAACCATCCCAGCTCATTCCTTCCGTGTGAGACGGTCTTAGTGTTCCTGTTTTACCGCCACTATTGGCACGATAGTAGTTACTGTCAGCACGGCGTTGATCATTAAGGTTGGTTGTTTTATCTGTTTCCCATACAGGAACCGCATCAATATCACGTTGCTCTAAATAGAACTGCTTACCTATTTGCTCGGTACCAAAAATATCATGCGTAGACGTTAACGTAATTTGCCCCGTGCTTGCACTGGCATAAACTTTCATTACCTTATCGGTATTGATATCTTCAAATGGACCGTTCTTGGTTTCAACGGAGACTAACTTCCAATCATCATGATCGTAACGCTGTAACTCCATTGGTGGATAATCAGTATGAACAATCGTCATAACATCGGCTGATTGCGTATACTTCAAATCAAACAAATCAGCTTCTTTATAAGGTGTCTCTAACTCAAACACTTCGCCTTTATGTTCACCATCAGCATAGAGAACCTGACCACCATCTTTAAATACGCGAATATAACGATCACCAAACTCTAACGCATAGGTTTGTACGGTGCTGAATTGGAAAGGAATAAGGCGAGACTTCTTATTTTGATACTTTGTTTCAGCAATAAATCGTGTGCCTGGTCTATTCTCAACGCCACCATATTGACGAACAATAAAGTTATGGCACTTGCGCAGTGCAGTTGAATACTTCGCAAGATCAACACGACCATATAGGCTTGGTGCAATTTCACCGCCTGAAAAACTAGGTTGAATAAGACTAAATGGCATTATGACAACCTCGCTTGTGTGAATTCATCCATATAATCAGTTGGCTCTGCTGACTCACTTAATGAATGTGCGGCCGCACTTTTAATAACACCTTGGTAAATTTGTAATGCCTCACCACCAATACCCGCATTTGATGCCAATGGACGAGCCAATTCAGCCGCTAAACGCCATGCAAGGGCATCTTTAAATAACGCATCAAACATATTGACGTCAGTAATACGTGCAACATACTCAAGCCATGCACTAGGGTGATCAGTAAAAATTAAGCGACCAGTGCCATTCTCATCTGAACCAACATGAAAATGGATTGCTGTATCTGGTCTACGGTACTTTTGATGAGGTTCGACAATACCAATGGCTTTTAGACAATCATTAGGATAGCGATAGGCATACGCCCAATTAGGTGGGGGATTATTTGTATTGGCTAATGCCACCTTTTTAGTCGCAAAGTTCCAAGGAAAATCGGCCAGCACACTATCACGGCATTGCGCATAATGAAGGTTGCATTGAACGGCTTCTTTGCTGGCTTCGGTCATGCTATTAATTGAACGACTATTACCAATGCGACTTAATGCAATATTGCAGATTTCAATTTCTGAGGCCATTACTCACCTCCATCGAAAAGAACATCTGCCGTTGATTTTGTGTCGCCTGCACCTAGAGCCAGATCGGTTATTTGTAGCTCTACATATACTGACTTCTTCCCTTCACGTTCATTAATAGATTTAGACAGTATTTTGGCAACAGCAGACAGCTCAATACTTTCACCAACATCAGGAATAGAAACACCTAGCTTTTCTATTGTGTCGTTTTCAAGTGAAATACGTAGCCCGTATGGATATTCTTCACGAGTTTCTTTTTCACCTTTGGCATTTTCATAAGTTTCTGTGCTGGTTTTTAGATTGATTAGTTTCATCGGATATCTCTCGGCTCAAGTAGAAAATAAAAAAGGGGCTTTCGCCCCCTTTATCATCGGGGGTTAAACCCCAAGTTCTTTCCGCTTTTCATCTATTGCAGTGCGCATTTTATCTGCGCCCATATTGTGATGAGGTGCTTTACCAAATAGCTGGGTATATTGCTCACGAAGCGCATCTAGGCTTGAATCAATCGCCACACCAGAACCGCTTACAGCAATATTACTTATGCCTTCACCAGTATTATCACCAGCCCCATCAGCCACACTATGAGTATTAAGTCGAGCATCAGCGCCACCAATTAACGCTAAGTTATCGCCAGCTATACCGTCGTACTCAACCTCTTCACCGATTTCAAGTAGACGCCCAGCGATAAATGATTTTTTTAAAACCTTATATCGTGACATGTCACACCTTATTGAGTTACAGCATCGTAAATAGGATGAGCATCAACAGTTAGGTTAATGCCCGCAGTGAACTTACCCGCTGTTAATGGACCTTCTGCAACAACATATTGCAGGCGCAGGTACTTCAGAACGCCTTGAGGTACCTTCGCCACAATACGTTTACCTGCATTTAAATCAGCAATTGGCATTGCCACAGATTCAAAGATAGATTTAGCATCAGAGAATTTATCGTCTGTCGCGGTTTCTAACTTAATTTGAACCGTCGCTTCACCTGCTGCTTTAGCCTGTTCAGTCACTTGTGCAAACAGCTCTAATGGCTCACCAATACCGATATCACGAAATGCGCCATGCACTGGCGTTAAGTCGATAATTTGCTTACTTACAGCAGATGCAGTAACCGCCTGATCCAGTGAAAAAAGCGTTTCTTTATCTAAAATCATTTTGACTATCTCCAAATAAATGAAAGTTAGCGGAGCCGTTAAACGACACCGCAATAACTTATTTCACCTGATCTTCAGTCGTTAAGATGGCATCAACACGGCGAACAGGAATTTCATCGAATGAAACAACTTTCTTACCGGCAACTTCTGCCATAGAAATATTGACGTTTTTGCTGTTTTTAATTTGGCGACGCATCCAGCTACGGATTTGCTGGTTACAATAAAAAACAGGACGCCCCATAGAAAGGTTAGGGATCTTCTCAATTGCTTGAATAAACAAGTCTGGTAAATCGAGTGTGTCCGCTTTTTCTGGATCTTTACCAATTTTGGATAAATCAATATTGGCGATACGGACAACATAACGCCAGTCACGAACTGAGATACCATTTTTCCATTGGAAATGAGTACGAAAGCCTTGGTATTTACCTTTGTTCTCATCTTCTAAAGTAACTTCGCCTAAATGGTTTTGCTCTAAACCTGCTTTAGAACCTTTAGGGAAAATACCGTGAACCGTGTTTTCACCCCATACCACTAACCACACAGAAGTTAAGTTACTGCCAGTACCACCAGCATCAATGATGTTGACTGCATTCTTTGCTTTCATATCGTTAAAGCGTGCAGCTAATCCCGTAAAGCGCTGAGGATGAACCGTCGCATCACCATAAATAACTGTTTCAGCCATTTGCTGATTCATTGACTCTAAGAATGCAATTGATTCAGACAATAGAAATTCATTCTTTTGTCCGTTCAAATTAGCAAGATCTTTATCAACTTCAGAATAGGTTTCAAGCATACCAATCGCATCAGTAACCTGTGCTGTGGTTGATTTGCTTGGTGGTACACCATAGTTAAGCAAACGCCATGTTGCAGATGGTAAACCAGTACGAACGGTTGTACGGTGACCCGTTGGTAAGTTACCTTCAACGAAAACCATATCATCAAGAATTTCATTAGACTGATTCAGCAATTCGACGATCTTCGCTTGCTTGCTGTCAGGGCCTTGTCGTTTAGCCCAATCAACGAGAGTTAAAGCAGGCATGTTATTTCCTCTTTGTTATCCAAATAAAACATCAGCAGCACTTTTACTGCCGTTACTGTTGCCAGCGACAAGACCGTCCTCTGACATTGCTTTGCCAACACCGGCAAAGATACGAATAAGCTCAGGATGGTTACCTAGTCCTGACTCTTCTAAATACTGTTTCAGTTCAGGTGAACCGAACTTATCCATTGCTTTTTGTGCCGCACCGATAGATTCAGCGGAACCAAGCTCTTTATCTGCTTTAACAGTTTCAGCCCATTGCTCTGTCTGTTTTTGCCAACCTTCAGCAAGTTGCTTATTAATCGCTGGCATGATTTTAGAGCCATAAACATCAACTAGTTTTTGCGCTTGTTCGTTGTTTAAATTCAGCTCGCGAGCAATCGGCTCAAAGACTTCTAATGCACCTTTATCAAGCTCTTGCCCTTCTTGTTGTGCTTTAAATTCATACTTTTCAGGCGCACCTATATCTGATTTATTGGCATCATTTTTCTTATCAATCGGCTTGCCCTGATCTCCACCATCCTCTTTTTCAGTGTTTTTATTAGGATCATCACTGTTTGCTGGTGGTTCATTTTTATCTGTTGCTGATGTTTTTTGAGTAGGTTCCATTGTAGTACCGCCACCACCTTCACCTCCCTCGCTGTGTTGCTCGTTATACAAGCGACGCATGATTAATTCCTGCCATAAGTTCATGACTGTTTCTCCCATTCTTTAAATCTTGGTTAAACGCTTGGTGTAACTGCTTCATTTGCCATTTGCGCATAAAGCTCAGGGCAAACTTGGTGTAATTGATTGAAAACTTTTAACCCATAGTTACGCTCGCCCTCTCTAAAGGCAGTTGCATAGGGATCGTTAGAAAAAGAGTTACGAAATACGCCAGAGTCAGAAATCAAACGCCAAATAACAGCACGCCCAGCTTCTGTGGACATAACCTCTTTTAGCTGTTGTTGTTCTTTCTCTTGCCTATTTTTTTGTTGAATATCGTATTCAGTACGAGCAATTCTCTCGTCCTCATACGCATCGAGTGGATGTGTCATTGAGCACCTCCACCCGCCATAGCAGACAAGGCACTATCATTATCAAGATTGGTATCACTGAGCGTTTTAGCACCATCAATAGCGGACTGCGCCATTTGCATCTGAGCCATTTGTTGTTGCTGTGCTTGTCGTTGTTGACGTATGGCTTGTACTTGCTCATTGGTTGCAACGATAGTTGGAGAGACACCAATAGCAGACGCATAATTATCAATAGCATCATCAGCATTAAGCTTATCAAGGGCTTCAGGCTTAACTTTTGCCAGATTGCCAACAAAGCCAGCAAAGCGTTCGATACTGCCAACACCAATCGCTTTCTGTGCCTGAGCCATAACAGAAATGTACTCAACCTTTAGATCCATTCCCTGCATTTCATCAGGCGCAACGGGAAGTAAATTTTTGTTTACCAAGATTGAGAAAGTGCGATTAATCAGCTTGTCGAGTAACTCAGAATCAAGACGCTGGAGAACAGGCCCTAATTGCAATAGCTTCTCTTCACGCATTTCAACAACGGCTTCAATCGGCATAGAGCGCGTATTCACCATTTGCATCATGCGGAATAAATCAACAAAGTAAGCGGTATCAATCAGTTGACGGGTATCTTGAACATCTTCAAGTAGTGCTTTCAATGCTACGGGTTGAACATCAAAAATCGTTTGAATTTTATTAGTGGGATTGGCTTCATCAAGATAGTTAATGCCTCCGGGTATGGTATTTACCCGTTGGTTTTTTAATGATGCAGGTACTTGTAAAGGTGGATTGGTCAGCTTATCAATCATCTGCGCTTTACGTTTTTGCATTAATTGAAGCGCTTTAGTACCACCTAACGCTAACATACCAGGGCAAGATGAACCGTAAACATCTTCACCATTCACTTCCCAACGTGGCGCCATAATAGGAAATTCATCATAGCCAGATTCACGTAACACTTTCTCGTTATCGCCAGCCACTTCAAGATAAACGGATTTAAAAGGCTTATGCTTCGCCTCTAACTTTCCTGTTTGTCGTTCAAGGTTTGCATATACGGCATGAACCACTTCAACCCATTGGCTGTACTGGCTTGAATTCCACATTGATTTAACAGTATCGCTGACGCTATCAAGCCCGAACTCCATCACCAACTGGCGAACTGTCATCGTAAATTTGCGATAGCAAACATCAACACTCAGGCTTGGGCTATTCGCAATGTAGTAACTACCTAGAGGGAAATGAACGGTACGGATAATACGCTGGCTATCTTCAACAACTGCCATTGCAGCAGTACCAAAGGTACCTAAATCGCCATACATCAACGGTAATGACTGATAGAGGTTAGAACGATTGAACACTTCGTTCATGCGTTGTTCTGTGGTTTCTAGCCAAAGTTTTACAGGGCCATAATCCATTAAATCAGGATCAGGTGTTGCTAAACGAAACCAAGGACGAGCAGGACTTGTAATACCCGACATCATTCCACTGGAAAGCACCGATGAAGCTAAAGATGCCGTAGGGTCAATGATCTTACTATTACGGCGATCACCTCGATTAACATCAGATGCAGTAAAGCGCGTACTACGAGGACGAGTGAAATCTGACAATTCACGCCAATGCGGTTCAAATGAGCTACGCTCTGTTTCCAACTGATTAAGCTGTTGCAGTAGCTGTTCTTTCAATGGCGTTGACATAGTCACCCCTTATTGACCAAGTAAGGTTTTACCGCTAGTGGATGCTGAACTTGTCGCACCTTGCGCACCTGTTAGTAACGTAGACTTACGACCTGCGGCTGCACGGCGACGACGCATTTCATCATCACGACTACCCGTTACTGCCGCATCTTGTTCTTGAGGTGCTGCCTGAACAGCAGGAGGAGTTGTAATTTTTGGAGTATTGCCAAATGGATTACACATATCGACACACCTTTATAATTAACCAATATTGCATATTAAATTAATAATACATGTTATTTGACAATATTGAAAATTATAACTACCATTTTGGTTATGCAATGCCACTGCATTTTTTCTCGGTATTGTTACCACGACAGCGTGCTTTACCTTAGGACTGTTTGCCCTCTACTCCAGAGGGCTTTTTTTTAACTATGTAAAGGTGAAAATATGAGCAACAAAAAAGATGAAGCAATATCAGTAATGCAGGAATACTTCCCAAATGGTGGTCGTGATTGGGATGCTATCTGCGAGTTATACGATGCAATTAAGCAAGGAAAAATTCCGAACATTGTAGTTGCTGATGAAAAAGATAAGCACGCTGGTTTCGCAGCAGATAAGCACAGCACTAATCACGATGGTGAGCATTACTGGTATAAAGAGATTGAAGGTGGGTTCACTGAATGCTGTGAATATGGCGCTGAGTGTGAAAAACATAAAGCTATCCGCGACAAAGAATAACCCAGACAATCACACATTAAAGAGCCTCCTTAACTGGGGGCTTTTTTATGCGAATGGATCGTAATCTGAATTGCTGACATTAACGCCAGAATTAGGTGAGGAGTAATTTCTATCTATTTTGGTGACTGGATAGGCGAACGTCAGTGCGAGCGCATCACCTTTACCCGGTGAACGACCAAGACGCTTTTTAATTTCTGTTTTATCTTCTAGTACAATCTTGCTATCGATAACACGAACTTTGTATTCACCACATGACAAATCATCTGCGGTTTCTTGATCGTCAATAGCCCCACCAATTTTTAGCCATGTCTTAACGCTGTTATACATTTCACCGCGTTTGTTCAGCATTTGTGGATCTGTTGATGCACCACCAAACTTGACTAAACGCCACACGCGTCCCCAACTTGTTCCAATAGAGTGAATACCGGTACCGTAACCAAAATCGATATGCACAGCGTCAGCCTTGTATTGATCTTCAAAGTCAGCAATACGCTTTGCCATAACAACATCGTCAGTTGTTTTAAAGCCCACCCACAAGCACTTGCTAAATAAACCTTGGCGCAGATAAATCACCGCATCATCAATACCAGAATAGGCGGGGTCGACACCAATGATTACAGGCGCATGAGCAACTTCTGCCTGTGTGACAATGCGCTTCATGGCTTCATCCGTTAGGCCTGTTGGAATAAATTGCAGTTCTGATGCTGACGGGAACACACCACGAACACGGACTTTAAAGAAGTCGCTATCTTCGCCGTAGTCCTCTTCCCAGTTTTTAATCTGCTCTTTGTTGCTACCTTCAACGGTACGGCTATCAATCTGCTTGGTGTTCCAACGATGTTTAAACTTACGAAAGCACTCACGAAAGCGCCCTGTGTTACGAGTTGGGTTACCGAATGCAATCCAAATGATTTCGGTGCCTTCATCCGTTAACGCCCCTTCGGCAACTTCCCATACCAGATCCGCAATGTTAGATGCTTCATCAAACACCAAGATAATACGCTTGCCTTTGTTGTGAAGCCCTGCGAATGCCTCCGTGTTGTTCTCTGACCATGGTGACGCATCAGCGCGCCATGCATGGGCATGGCTAGGGTCATTGGCATAGATAGCTGTTTTAGTGCAAGTAAACCAATCTTTGGTAAGAGATAGACGTTGCCACTTAGCAATTTCAGGCCATGTTTTGGTTAATAATTGTTTCTCAGTATTGGCAGTAACTAAAACTTTGCAGTCTTCGCAGGTATCCATACCCCATTTTATAAGCATAGAGATAAATGCCGATTTACCGATACCATGCCCAGAAGCACGAGCAAGTAACAATGGCTGGTGGCGTGTCTTTGGATTGCGTAGATGTTCACCGATTTCATTTAATGCTTCGGCTTGCCACTGACGAGGGCCATTGTATTCTTCAAGCTCTCCGCCAGCTTCACCCCACGGAAATGCGTAATACGCATAACCTAATGGATCATGCGTAAATGATGCGATATCTTCAATGAGTTGTTCTTCTGGTGATTTCTGTAAAGCTTCTGACATTACTCAACGCCCCCTTGCTGAGCACGTTTACGAGCAGATGCCAACTTATCAGCCAATGATACGTTTACATCGACCTGTACTCTGTCTCTAAAGGCATTGATATCAACGTGCTTACCAATCAGTTCAAGCACCTTAATTTTATCCAGTAACTTCACTTTTTTAATGCGTGTATCACCGTCAATATCAATGATATCGAATGCAGCAACACTTTTTCGCCAAATAGGAGACCATTCTGATATTGGTTTAATATCGCCTTTCTCATTGAGAATATCGGCAATATCTGCATCAAGCATATCTACCAAGCGTTTGAGTACATTGTCAGCACTCATCTTGGTACGCTTATTGCGCTGTTGCATAAGTTGTGCGATACGCTCTTGAATACGGGGATCAGCCATTAGCTGTGATGCGCGCTTGCAAGCACTGCCAGAAGCATATCCAGCAGAGATTGCAGCATCAGTTTGATTATCGGGGGATTTGATATATTCCTGACAGAAACGTTCCATCTTGTCGTTGATAGGCGTTGGCTGTCGTGCAGGTTTCTTTCTTGGTCTTTTGATAGTCATAATCATCACCTCTTTGGTTATTATGGCTATCAAAAAGATAAACATCAAACCATGATTATTTTTTACACTCTTTGTCTAAGGTTGCTATTGCAGCTAATGTTTTTGTTAACAGGCCCTTTAGAATAAGTAATCTTTCATTGGTAATTAAAGACTTATCGCTATCAGATATATCACCATCTATTCCTAGCAACTTCATATGATGAGGGATGTTAATGATATCCAGACTAGTTCTCGTATACACATCAGATAAATATTCGAATAATTCATCATCAATTCTTATACAATCAAACAGTCTCTTTTCATATTGCTCATTTTGTATATTTAAAACTAATTGCGTTTTTCTTATCTTTTTTCCATTTCCATCGATAACAATACGACTTAAGTAATATTCATTGTCATTTATGAATTTACAAATGCAATCGTCACCGTTAATTAATGAATCAATATATTCGATTATGTGATTTATTATGACTTTATTTCTATAATTGTATGTAGATAATATTTTCTTTAGTGCTATTTTCTCTTTCTCATTAACTTTTATTTTTCTACATTTTTCAATAAGTTCTTTACTTATAAATAACAGTATTGCCACACTTGCAGTAATCAATGCGGCGTACTGAGGTAAATTTTTAAAAAATGAAGAAATAATATCTCCAACTGTATTTAAAAATTCCATTCCTTAAATCCATCCTAATTAATTAACATTTTATCATTCTACCCTCAACATCATTTCACGCCAGCCATTTGTTACCCAGCATTTAGCATCACCAGATAAACAACATTGCTGAACGGGTAACTGTTCACCACAGCACTCACATTTACGCTTAGATAGCTCCTCAGCTTGTCGCTTATACTCTGCATCATCTTTACGAATAAGCATCTGCAAGTATTCAATAACATCATACGGCTCACGACCAGGCCTACGCAGAACACAATTACGCTGTAACATCTCCAGCTCTTGATTATCCACCAGCAATTCAATCTTTGTTACGCCAAGCTCCTTTTGGCGCTTACGTTGTAGTGCCTTACGTTCAGCAGGTGATTTAGCCATTTACTAACTCCTTTGGCACATCGACTTCACCACCTAACACCACATCGACTTCACCACCTAACACCACAGCGACAGTAGCACGACAAATTGCCTCTTGAGGTATATCACCATCGTAATAATCATCTTGTAAGTAATTACAGATAGCAGACCATGCAATTTGATAATGTCCGAAATCGTTACTCAACATCTCATTGATAAGTTCGATAGCGTAAGTCTCAATAAACTCACCACACTTTAACCAGTCGCTAGATGGGCTATATACGCAGTTATTAGCATCAACAATAAACTCTTTATAAATACGAACATCAACGCCAACGGCTTTACCTACCGCCCAATCAAGCGCTAATCCTTTTAGTTTTGAGGTTTTAATTTTCATCATTTGCCTTTGCGTGACATGTCACGATTGTTTGATATGTTGAATAAGCCTAATAGCATCAATATCTTGACTCATAATTTCTTCCCAAACTCATTCAACGATTAATTAACTCAGTCACGAACTTAACGAATGGTAATAAGTTCATGATTTTCTGTATTTTCAGGTAACGTTACCCCTATCTTTCCCTGCTCACCCCAAAGCTTTGACGCGCTGATATTCCACACCCTGCAATCTTCATCAAAGATGGCGTCCATAACGGCTTTAATCAGATTATCGACATCAGGACGTTGCTGGTGAGGTTTACCATTCATCTCAATGCGTTTCTTCTTGCTCCATGATTTAGGCATAGGAATAACAAACGTTAGGTGAGCACCGCTTTCCGGTAACGTAAAACGGTTAGCTCTCATCTCGTCACAAAAAGCGTGGTACTTAACGACAACGGGCCTTTTCTTCCATGCGTCACGCTGTGTCATACGTGGTTTTGGTACAGGGTTGATATAATAAATTTGCTGTTTCATGCACGTACCGCCACCAGCATTGCGTTCATACGGTTATGAATATCAGCAATCTTTCCATGCTGTAATGGCGGTATGCTCTTTCTGACGTAAGTTAGTGAGCCTTTCTGACAGATAACATGCTTATCCGTAGGTTTTACTGGCTTCTTGGTCATTAAAGAGGCTTCTTTTTTGATATCTAAATCACGTAGACGCTCCATGTAATCAGGCGCTAGAGTGTATAAATAACCAATGCCGACTACCGCTCTGCGCTCAACAACGGCGCATTCAATCAACTTGATCAACGCATAATTGGTCGTTGAGCGATTTTTCTTACCATCCAGCTCTGAGGCAATCTCGGTTATTTCGTTAACTGATAACGGTTTTTTCTTGTCATGTAATATTTCAACAACTAAATCCTGCATAAATTTCATATACGATAACCCTTAAGAGATTAATCATTATGGTTAATGCATCCAATTTGGTTATGTTTTCAAGTATAAAAAAACAGAGTTTTTAATTAAACTCATACCTACTTAAAACGCTCTCAAATCGTCTATACGCTGCTTTCACTACTCAGACACCCAATCGTATACCTACAACAAATAAAACTCACCAGTGTTTATTACGCTAAGAATTTTGATATCCAATAAACCTCATGCCGATTTATGTTTACGTTTTTCAGCATTTTCTAATAAATCCATCCATGCAGGTCTCGGTCTGGTTTTATCTTCAAGTCTTAACGTGGGTTTAGGTATTACCTCTCCTCGTTGTACTCGCTCAGACCACATACGGATCATTTTATTTAATCGCTTCTCAACCTCCGCTTCTGTCAACCTAAGGTCGTATACCTTTTGCCTAAGGTCAGTGAAGATCCAATACTGTACCGGATGTCTAAATGGGTACATCTCAGCACTATGATAATTACACCGTCTGGATAGGTATTTATTGAAATCTCTAAGCATTTCATCAAATGGAATTCCAAAAGCATTAGCGTCTACCAACTTGTCAGAAAGCATTGAAATAACATCAGATAACTCTGGTGGCCACGGATTACCATTGCTACAACGCTCAATGCAGAATTTAAATATCAAATCAAATTGATCGCTATTCAATCCGCTCAGTGCTCGTTTCCACATCAATGATGGTTCCGTCCCGTTCTTCTTGCTCCACTTGTCCCCATACAGCTCGATCATTTTCCACCAAAGCGGTAACAGCATCGGGTCCGTATTTATCGTTGACGTGCTGTAAGAATTCTTGCATTGGTTTTGATTTTCCAGCGAATTGGTTACTGGTTTTATTGCTCTGACTTGACCCATTTCTCACCTCGTTATTTTTTGAGCGTTGAAATTTAATACTTTTTGCCAATGCCATTTCCCACTGTTCGTGATGTTTAGCTTTCCCCTCGGCTTTCCAGTACGTAATAAATTCGGCAAGTTCAGTTGGTTTAACTGGCTCTGTTAGTGCATGTCCCCAAAAAGCAGATTTACGTAAAAAATCGCTATCAGGTTCCCATTCATCAAACATCACAAATTTACCGTCAACGCTAAAACCACCAGCAGGAACTCTGTCATTTAAAATGGCATTATCCACATCAGGCAAATTTCCTTCGCGCGCGTTACAGAGAGTTGTTTTAATACTTCCTTTCCCTTCCTTTCCTAAAGGTAGTCCTACCGTATCACTACCGTAGTCATACGGTAGTAGGTTCATCTCTTTGATTTTACTTGGCGTTTTCTTGTTTACGACTTGATGTTTTGTGAAGTTATTTATTAATCCAAAGTGCTTCCCATTTTGAGCAGAAAATAAGCTGATATAGCCACAGTTGGAAAGCTCCTGTAGTAGTACCGGAATACTACGGGAGGTTTCACGTATTGGAAAAACAGCCGCTTTTATTAGCTTCGGATTAGCATTGAAATAGCCTTCATCGTCAGCGTAATTTAATAGCCCTATCGCCAATAAACACGCTGACTCAGATATTTCAGCCATATCCTCATCAGTCCAAAATGTTGGCTTAATAGTCCTGATACGGGCCATATCACCCCCTGATATTGTCTTCATAAGCAATATTTTTATTACGAGCCATCTTTAATAATCGGCTGACTTCTTTTCTGTAGTTGGATGAATTAATTGCGGAACATTCAACACAAACACCATTACTGGTAAAACGCTCAGAATCATGACCATGTCTACATAATTTTCCCGTATAGAAACGACTTAGACCATTTTCAATGGCTTGCTTTCTAGTCACAATTTTCATCATCACCTCTTTTTCTATGATTAGTTAGCAATAAGATTATCCATTATTTTAAAATAGATCAACCTAAAAAGACTTATTGGTTATCAATAAAAATTAAGGACCACCGAAGTGATCCTTATCTATAAACAGCCTTTGAATTGTTATCGAATAAAGAAATTGATTAATTGCTCTCTGGTTGTATCTGCACCGAATTCAATACAAATATCATATAACTTATTGAGTTTACTTAGTGAAGGCTTACGTTTTGCATAGCGTAGCTGATGTGATAGATACAATTGGCTATACCCCGTTCTTTGAGAAAATGCTTCTCTTTGCTTAATCGTTAAGCTATTCCAAAATTTTTTAAAGTCGAAAACTTCCATAATTTCACCAATTTGATTAACCAATAAATAATAGTAACCGTTTAGGTACTTTACCAAAAGGGTTATTTGTTTGTTTAATACACCATAACTTAATCAAATTTGTATAAAGAATAGACACCAAAGGACTTGGAGAAATGAAAAGCATTGCTGAAATTAGAAAAGATAACCTGATTTATATTATTGAACGCTACTATAACGGCAAACAAAAATTACTGGCTGATGCGTTAGGTGTAGCACCAAGTATGATCTCTCGTTACCTATCACCAAAAGATTTAAAAAGTCATCGTGAACTGACCGATCCAATGTCACGTAAAATTGAATATGTGACTAGAATTAGTAAATATTGGATGGATGTAGACCATTTAAAAGAAGGTCATGCAGAGTCAGAAAAAGATGAATATATTCCGACTGAAATTGGCAAGATACTCTCAGATAACATCACAACATTTATGTTAAACGATGGAATAAAATCAAGAGTTAAGCTTTCTGTCGATTCAGGGCTTGCACAATCAACGGTTAACCGCATTATTAATTGTGAAGCCAGCGCCACTGCTGAAAGCATTGATGCCATTGCAAAAGCAATGGGTCGCCAAGCCTATGAATTACTGATCCCTAAAAATGATAAAGGCACTATTAACTATGATAGAAGAGCCTATTCAAAACTTCCCGCCAGCGAACAAGCTGCTATTGAAAACTTCATTGAATTTATCATTAATAAAAACCAGCCTATCTCCCACGACTAACCCTCTCCATTAAAAAGAAGTCATATCTTGGCTTCTTTTTACTCTTAATAAATCATTAAATTTCATAGTGATAAAAACAAACATAACCACATTGGTGATTTATTTATTTTTCATGGTTGACAATGGTTAATTTATGGTTATGATTAAAAACATAAGTTAACCAATACGGTTAATTTGCTCTTTAACAATATGGATAAAAGAGACTGATTTTTTAATGCGCTCAGACATAACCAATTTGGTGATTAGTCATGATCTTTTATATCAAAGACGGTAAGCATGTATTTACCTTATCTGGCTAAAATGAGTCACAGTCATTTGACAATTTTAAAGCCGGTATTGAGTGGGCTTATGTAAGAAAGCTCGCATTACAAACAGAACAATTAGTAGGTAAACAAAATGTCAGACACTAAACACTTAAATGTGTTGATTGCAAAAGCTCTTTTACTTAACCAAGATATTACTGATAGCGAACAAGTAGATGCGCTAACAGCTCATATCAACGGTGATATTGAAAAAGAAGAGTTTAAGCAATATGACCACTTTATTAATATCACGTTACTTGCACTTTCATTGGTTCCTAATATCAGTAGTGAACTCAGTGAAGAACAAATCGTTAACGCTATTATGTCATTTATTGATAACCCTGATATGCGTAGCGTTCGTCATAGAGTTAATCACTTTAACTCATTAATAAATCCAAAAACCGCCTCAATTGAGGTAGAAAAAAAGGAAGTACCTCAGGAAGAGGTGATTTTTCATGCCAGCAATGATAACCAAAACGGTCAACCAAAGGAAACAGAAGATATTCCAAAGGAAGAAAATGACCAGCCTGCTTATTTTGAACCTGGTCGTTATCCCGATATTCCTAACGAGGTGTATCACAGTTCAAACGGTATCAGTAGTTCGATGCTAAAAGATGCCCGTATTAGTTTGATGTATTACGAGTTACGCCATGTAACAAAAGTTATTGAGCGTGAAAATAAGCGTTGTTTCGACTTAGGTAGCGCATTCCACACGTTAACAATGGAACCTGAAAAGTTTGATGCTGAATTCAGTGTTAAGCCAATTATTCCAGAAGGTGCCTTTACAACAACGGAAACAATGAAGTCATGGATTGACGAATACAACAATAAGTTGCCTAAGAAGCTCTCACAAGATGAGTTAAAAGCAATTATTGAAGAACATAATGCCACTCTGACACCGCAACTTTCCACCAGCGGAAAAGCCGAAGAGCTAGGTCAGATATACATGCAGTTGCCCGATGAATTTAAAACCATCCCTGAAGATGGAAAATTCACAGGTGCAGCAATGAAAGCCTGTATCAAAGCCTATAACGATACTTTGCCAACACCATTGAAAACCTCAGGTAATACAGATGCATTACTTGAGCAGATATACCACCACATCAATCCTGAATTATATTTGGCAGAAACAAATAAACCTGAGCCACTTAGAAAACCCGTCAAAAAAGATGACCTCATGCAGGTTATTAAAGAAGTGAACCCTGATGCTGTATTTGAAGATGAAATCATTAGCCAATGGCTTAGTGATGATTCAAAAATTCATGTTCAAACCGTTGACTATGAAATGGCAAATAACATGCGTAACGCTGTTATGAACCACAAAGAAGCATCTAGTTTATTAAACCACCCTAACCGCGTATCAGAAGTGAGCTACTACGGCATTGATGAAGATACTGGTCTTGAAATTCGTGTTCGTCCTGATATCGAAATTCAAACAGAAAATAACCGATTAGGTTTTGACCTCAAATCTGTAGCACTTGGTCGATTTAAACAAGATGCCATTGAAGCCATGATCCGCAGAGAAATCATTAATCGCGATTATCACATCAGTGCAGCTATGTATTGTGATGTGGCAATGCTGGATCAGTTCTTCTGGATATTCGTTAACAAAGACGAGCATTACCACTGGGTTGCTATCGTTGAAGCCTCTCCTGAATTACTTGAACTGGGTCGCGCTGAGTACAAAAAGACACTGCGTGATATCCGTGAAGCTATGGATACAGGATATTGGCCAGCGCCTATCACCACTACTCTCACTATCGGTATCACTGACTTTGAGCAGAGAAAATTAGAAGAACTGCAAAACGAAGTCGCTTAATAAAACTGCGCTTGAACAATCAGGCGCACGCTTGGAGTAAATATTATGTCAGAAGTAGCCACTATTGATCAGAGTAACAACTTAGCAGTATTCAACCCAGATAAGTTAAGTAGCCTAATTGAGTTTTCAAAAATAATGGCTAAAGGGAAAATTACGGTACCCGAACATTTGCGCGGTAATGATTCAGACTGTTTAGCGATTGCTATGCAAGCGATGCAATGGGATATGAACCCGTTTGTTGTAGCTCAGAAAACCTATACCGTTAATGGTGTTCTTGGGTATGAGGCACAATTAGTAAACGCCTTAGTATCAAGCTCAACGGCTATTCAAGGTCGCTTTCATTATGAATATAGTGAAACTGGTTGGGAAAAACTAACCAAAAGCAAAGAGCTTACAAAACAACGAAACGGTAAAGAGTATTCATTTCGTGTTCGTGATTGGACTGATGCAGATGAGCATGGTTTATGGATACGTGTTGGAGCAATTCTTCGCGGTGAAAGTGAAATTACGTGGGGAGAGAAAATTTACCTATCTAGTGTTGTTACTCGCAATTCCCCTCTCTGGTCAACAAACCCAAAACAGCAGTTAGCTTATCTCGCTGTTAAATATTGGGCACGCCTTTATTGCCCTGAAGTTATTCTTGGTGTGTATACACCAGAAGAACTTGAAGATCGCCCGATTAAAGACATCACCCCACCGAAAGAACGTGTAAGCATTAATGAAATCACCACTCAGCAACAGCCAATCAATGCTGAACCGGTAAAAGAGACTCAAGGCGAGTTTATACCTAAGTTCGATGCGCAAGGCTTTAGATTAGCTATCGATGATGCTCAAACTGTCGAAGAAGCTAAAAATATTCGTGCAGAAATTGAGAACTTAAAAAATGAAATGGGGATCAATCTGTTTACTGAATTAAAAAACAAAGCAGTACAGGCATACCACCGCATTGATGCACGTAATGCCTTAGAAGCTTCTATCAACTCACTTCCTGAATCTGGCTCACCTGAAGCCACAGAAGCATTTGAAAAAGTAGACAAGCTACTAAAATCAAGCAAAAGAAAACTCGGTGATGAGTTATACGAGTCTTTCTCTATCACCCTTGATGATATGCGCCCTGAATACCAGTAATCCTATTTAATGCGGGGCTGTATCGCTCCACAGGAGTTTAAATATGAATATTAAATTACCTATCAACCCTATTCGTATGCCTGATGTTTTAAAAAAAACAGGGCTTTCTCGCTCAACTATTCGCACCTTAGAGAAGAAAGGCGATTTTCCAAAGCGTATGTACTTATCTGTGCGCTGTGTGGCTTGGGAAGCGGAAGAAGTTGATGAGTGGTTGAAAAAACGTTCTCAATCAAGAGAAACACCTAAGTGTTACACCGAACGTAAGCGCAATGAAGCAGGTCAGTTTGTGAGTAACGCCTAACCACCCTACCAGTTTAACCAAAGGATATAACCATGAAAAGTTTACACGGCCGTTGCATTCAGAGATGGAAGCAACGATTCAAGAGTGTTTGTGATTCTAAGGTTTCACCTTATTACAGAAAACGCGACTTAAAGGGATTTTGTCGTGAATCTGGCGTGATTACTGCTGACATGATGATCCAAAATATGGCAGAGAATAATGCAATTGTTGACTTCAATGGGGGCTGGCAAGGATGGTCGCCTGAATTTTCAGAGTTCTTTGACAAGAACCGAGAGAAATACATTACCGAAGCACGTTTATTTCTCAACGAAGAAGCCACTAATGACGAAATAGACGACTTAATCGAAGAAGAAATCTCTAATTGGAATTAGAACTCAGTGCAAGGATGCAAACAGGAGATAGATATGAAAGGAAAACAGTATCAATGCCACGACTGCGGGGATGAAATAAAAATAATCCAATCTCATGATCAGCCATCAAATACATATGGTTTCATAATTCAATGTCTTAATTGTGGATATGAGGCTGGCCTATTCGACACCATTGAAGATGCGGAGATGGTGATTAAGTGTAACTCGCAGGGATGCAATGAAGAGGAATGAATAATGGCAATAGTTCAGTTTTATATAGCAGGCGGTAAAGGCGAAGACCCATCAGGAATTAGTGAAGAAAACCTCTATGAATTACCAGATGATCATAACTTCAGTGCTGATGATGACCTAGATTCATGTATTGAAGCATGTGCAGAATATTATCACGCTGATTGTGACGGATGGGAAGATAAATGGCCGTTGTTATTCATGTTATGGATTGACGACCAATATCTTGGCACGTTTGAAGTTGAGCGTGAGTTTGACCCAGTATTTTCAGCTAATAAGGTGGAATGAATATGAAAGAGCGCGGAATTATTTTTAATGCTGAAATGGTGCGTGCCATTTTAGATGGGCGTAAAACTCAAACTCGTCGCATCGTTAAAAATGTAATGCCAGATAATGGAATGTGGCTAAAAAAACCGACCAAAACAAGAAGTGGCACAACTACGCATGTATTGGATGCTCCAAAATATAATTTATGTCCCCTTGGTAAAGCTGGTGATCACCTTTGGGTTCGTGAAACATGGATGCCTGATGCTCCTCGCGATGGAACTTGGGATGATGTTGAGTTTTACGGATGTAAAGACTCGCAATTAAGCATGATACCTGAACGTTTCCGTAAGTCAGAATATTGTATTCATCGCGCATCTTGGGATAGTGATGAATTGGTTGGCTGGACTCCATCTATTCACATGCCTCGCTGGGCTTCACGCATTACATTAGAAATTACTGATGTTCGTGTTGAACGATTGAATGATATCAGTAACGATGATGCAAAATCTGAAGGCTGTTGGTATGGGCGTGGAGGTGGAACTCCCGATAAGGCTCTTACCCCTAGTGATCAATTCCCTACTTTATGGGAGGAAATATATGGAGATGGAAGTTGGTCGTCTAATCCGTGGGTGTGGGTTATTGAGTTTAGAAGGATTTAATAATGGATAAATCAATAAACCAATTAAATCCCAATGATGTTATTAAAATTGGTAATAGCTGGTATCGAATTAGGTATTTAAGATATTGGGGAAATGAAGCATCAATAGATCTACAAAAAGAAGAGGATCTATTATCTTATTATCATGATAAGACGTGTTTAAGATTATCGATAAATAAAGATTCAAATATTAAATTTGAGGTTAAGAGTGAAACCGATACTTGATATGTGTTGTGGCTCTCGTATGTTTTATTTTGATAAACAAGATGACCGTGTTTTATTTAATGATATTAGAGTAGAAGAACATATTTTATGTGACGGAAGAATTTTAAATATAACACCTGATGTTATTTCTGATTTTAAAAATCTTCCTTTCCAAGATAATTCATTTTATCAGGTGCTATTTGATCCTCCTCATTTAATTAGAGTTGGCAAAAATAGCTGGATGTTTAAAAAATACGGCGCATTAAATAAAGACTCATGGAGAGAAGATTTAAGTAAAGGGTTTAGTGAAGCATTTAGAGTGCTTAGGCCTGGAGGAACATTGCTGTTCAAATGGAATGAAACCCAAATACCCGTTAAACAAATTTTAGTACTAACAGACCAAAAACCAACAGCAGTACAGCGTGTAGGGAAAAACGATAAAACACACTGGATAGCATTTTATAAAGGGAACGAATGAAAAAATACGACCTTATCTATTGTGATCCTCCTTGGGATTACAAAAATAAAGTCTCAAACGGTGCTGCTAAAAATCATTATCCAACAACTTCCCTCTTCAATTTAACCCATATCCCTATTCATTCTATTGCATCTGATAACGCAGTTCTTGCCATGTGGTATACCGGTAATTTTGTACTCGAGGCTATTAAATTAGCCGAAGCTTGGGGTTTTAAAGTCCGCACAATGAAAGCTTTTACATGGGTTAAGTTTAACCCTTTAGCATGGCAACGAATTGATAAGTCGATTCAAAACAGTGAGTTATTTGATTATCACGACCTGTTTGAACTATTAGATGCTGAAACAAAAATGAATGGAGGTAACTACACCAGAGCCAATAGTGAAGATGTTTTAATCGCTACTCGAGGCAATGGATTACAGCGCATTAGTGCTAGCGTTAAGCAAATCGTATTTAGTTGTTTAGGTGAGCATAGCGAAAAGCCGTGGGAAGTAAAAAACCGTCTTGAACAGTTGTACGGTGATGTAAGTCGCATTGAGCTATTCGCTCGTGACATGTCACAAGGTTGGGATGCATGGGGCAATCAATGTCCTAACAACAGTATCGAACTTATCAAATCTCATTTTATTTGTAAGGAATAAATATGCCTGATATCGCAGATGATGCTAATGACTTAACGGCTCTACAAATCAACACCGCATTAGCAAACAGAGAGCCACCAGCAAAAAGCTTAACAGGGTTTTGTATCTGGTGTCGTGAAGAGCCTGTAACAGAGAACAGCGCTTACTGCTCCAAGGAGTGTGGTGATGATCATGCTCAGTACAAAAGGAAAAACGGCTAATGATTATTTTACTCACATTATTAGCCGTGTACTTATGGCTTGCTGGGTATCTGTTTTCAGAGTCTAAGCACGAAAGCGACAATATAAAAAATATTGTGGCCAGACTGTTTTACTCTACAATCTGGCCTGTTGTTGGTGTGCTTTACCTATCGTCACTACTTGCTTATAAAACACTTGGCGAAGAATGACCGAGCGTTAATCTTTCTCTTTTATCCATTCATCCACCATATCAGCCCACTCTTGTAACATCTTCCTACGCTGTTCAGAATATTCAGCTTTGTTGTAAACGGCTCTAACGCCATTTTGAACGTGTGCTAAACATTTCTCTATCCAATCTGAGTTATAACCTGCTTCGTGCAATAGCGTGCTTGCAGTGCGTCGTAAATCGTGAACAGTAACCGGTTCGAACTCAATACCTTTTTCATTGATACGTTTTACGGTTCCATCAATCACGTTATTCAATGCAGCGTTAGAAAGTGGCTTTTTAATATCATATCGACCAGGCATTAAGTAATCGCTTCCCATCGCACAAACTTTCATACCAGTTAGGATATCCATTGCTTGGTCAGAGAGATAAATAACATGCTCTTTTCTCCCCTTCATTCGCCCTTTAGGGATCACCCATTGTCTATTTTTAAAGTCTATTTCATCCCATGTAGCGTGAATAAACTCAGACTTTCTGACTAATGTCAGCAAGACAAATTTAACGGCCAATTTTAAGGTTGGATAACAACTATAGTTTTCTAGTTCACGAAATAAGATACCGATTTCTTTCGGCGACATTGCCCTTTCGCGCGCTTGAAAAGTCCCTATGGAAGAAGCCTTTATTGCATCTGCTGGGTTAGTAATTTCATAACCTCTATCTATGGCATAAGTAAAAACAGAGCCAACAATCTCACGCACTTGTAATGCGGTCGCTTTTGCTCCCCTATCTTTTATCTTTTCACACAATGCTCTAAGCCTTGGTGTGGTGATCTCTTCAAGTTGAAGTTTGCCGAATACAGGATAGATTTCTTTTTCAATAATTGCTTCTTTCATGGCCCTTGTAGAGTCAGCATATTGAGCATCATTAAGGAAATTGACGGTATAGTCTTTGAATACCGTCCCTATTTTTTTACTCTCAATACCGTCACGCTTCTTTGAAGCTGGCGATATGCCTGCGTTTAGCAGCCTTTTTGCTTCAATTAATTCAGCTCTTGCTTCTGCAAGCGTGATACCGTCAGCACTGTATCGACCAAAAGTAACCGTTTCTCTCCTTCCATTAAAACGATAATCATATCTAAATGAAATAACACCACTTTTTGTCACTGCAACGTATAAACCATCTCTGTCAGACACTTTATAAAGCTTGTCTTGTGGCTTTAAACTTCTTAGTTTTGTATCGGTCAGCAT